GAGAAGATAAATCATAAAGTGCTCCAAGTGCATTCTCCAAAGAGGTTTGTTTAGAATCAGTAACATACTGAGGGATCTTACGCTGATAGAATTGCGTAAATGGGTCGAGAGCCAAACGAACAACTTCTCGTAAAGTTTCGTTATCGCTCTGTGCGTTTAATTGCTCGATCTTGAAATTGCGAGATGAGTTATTCGCTAGGCTCTCTAAAAAAGAATTAATGTTCATTGTTCATCACTTCCATAATATGTTTACATTTACCATGATACTTAAATCCAACGCATGTGCATGACATTCCATTGTCAGTTTCTTCTACATAATACACATGGTCTTTACTACCATTAATCTTCCATCGCTTAGCATTTGATTTGTCTTCATAACGCTGGAGGATTTTGAATTTACGATAACGAGTATCGAACCTAAGTGGCTTCTTAAACTTCATGAAGTCTTTTGGATTGTTCCACTTAAAATATCCAATGATTTTATCCATTGAGTCATTCATTAGATATGTATGATTTGGTTGAAAGTCTGTAGACCAGACAGTGATTTCTTTAGCAAGAATCATGCAGCATCCTTGAAGTAACCATAGGGCAGACCATTGAGGAAACAGAAGTATTCCCAGTCGCCATCTGCTTGGCTGGCATCCATAATCCAGCGAAGTGCAGTGGCACGATCTTTCGCACCCATGCAGATGGTATTGGTGACATGCTGTTCAAACTTAGCAGTGGCTTCTGCTTCTGCTTCTTTGCGAGCAATGTCCTCTTGCTCGATAACCTTACCCAGCATTTGGAATTCGGCTTCGAAGTCAGCCTCAGTCCAGCTAGTGGTATCGATACCACGAGGACGGACACCATAAGCATCCTTATACATATCCCAGAACTGGCATTGCATTTGCTCCAACACAGTCATTTCTTCCCAAGATTGCATCACATTCTCCATCATAATATAACTATTATACACTAACTCGCAATTAAAGACAACTATTAAATTGCAAGACTTTTGCGTGGGAATCCATTTGCAAACCCACCAGTGCCAGACACAAAGCCACGAGATGATTTTGCAGACATCTTGGACTTAGGTGCACGACGCTTTTTCTCGTCAACTTGAATCACACCACCTTTACGCAAGAATGCTTTCAATGCCTTCTCACCTTCAGCACGGATCTCTGATTTTGTTTTAACAGAGGTATTGTAAATCACAGATTTGATAGTTGCAGATTTTTTCATAATATAATTCCTTTTCAATTAAACAGACAGATTCAAGATTCGTGCATCGTATTCCATGAATGACACTTCATGTGGTACGAACACAATTTTGCCAACACGAGAATGTTTCCCCTTTGGTTGAATGTCACCAGAGAAAACATCTTTAGTGCAGGTAATTTTGTAAGCCATATAACCTTGTTCAGTGTTACGAACTTGCTCAACAACACCTTCAACGAAACAGTCTTCACGACCAATCATAGGTTTGAAGTCATAAGCACGGATCGTTTGACCAACTTTAGCGATATTTGAAAATTTCATTTGTTCACCTTTCTTCATCATAATATAACTATTATGCCCTAAGTTGCAATTAAAGACAACAACTAAATGCAAAAAACCCTACCGATGGTAGGGTTATTCTAGCCCTGTCTCTACAGGGTCTCTCGTCTCTAGTAAGTTAGTGCTTACTTACTTAAGAGCCGATGCTGAGGCTATTTGGATGCCAGAGCCAAAAAGTCGGCTATATTCGTTGACTAGTTGAGTGTCGGGTTCAGCGTCTGATGCGATGGCAGTTCTGTGTAGATCAATGTTTCCTGTCGCATAAGGCATGTATGGTGCGAGTCCAACTCCAACACCTTGCTCAGTTCTTTGCATTACGATTGATGCAGGTTTCTTCAATTCAATGTGGCGATCAAAATGATTAAAAATTTGTGCAATAAGTTCTTCACCACTGATCAATTTAAATACTCTAATGTCGTTCATTCTATTCCTCTATAACAAGTTGTTCAATAAAATCTGCAGCATGATTTTGGTCAGTGAAGAATTTAATTAGCAATCTTTCCAACTCATAACAATGCTGTGCAATTACCATTATCTGTCTGTTCTTAAACACAGATATTTTTAAGATCCATTCGCCACGACGAACTGTGACAAATGAAATCATGTTGGGTGATAGTTTTGCTCTCATCATAGAAAGTATTTAGGGAATCCGAAGACTCCCTAAAGTTTCTACGACTTAACTGGTTTAGGTTGTTTACCGTTTACCCAATCCCAATCATCATCGGTCATAGGTATCCAGTTATTCACTTGCATTTCTCGTATTCTTTCATAATTTCAACTGCTTTTTTATGGTCACCCATACGAGCGTGCATTGAAGCTGCACGAGCATAACCAATACCTTTAAAGAAAAGATATACTGAACGGAAAAATGATTTCATCACTTCTCCTCATTCAATAACTGTTTCTCACCTGCTGACTTAACTGCGATCTTCTTTGGTTTCTTTGCTTCTGGAATCAAACGCTCCAAGGCAATCTTAAGCATACCATTAAAAATCTCGGCATCTCTAACTTCAACCTCATCATTTAATGCGAATGAACGAGTGAAAGCACGATTAGCGATACCTTTGAACAAGAAACTATCGTCTTGTTCTTCAGTTTTAATATTACCACGAACAACTAATTTACCACCATCGATTTCAATATCAATATCTTGCTGAGCAAAACCTGCGACAGCAATCTCAATTGTGTAGTGAGTGTCATCATGTTTCTTGATATTGTATGGAGGATAGTTAGGAATATTTTTAGTGACATCTTCGTGCAACTTTTGCAGACGAGCGAACTGGTCATCAAAGCCAACAAAGAATTTATCCATGTCTTTAGTTCCCCACAATGTAGGGATAAAATTGTTTGTCATGGGATCTCCTTACTTAACTACAATAGCTGTGAAGAAATCATTAGTAGATTTCGCTACAGTTTTTGCAAAAGATGCTTGTGCATCAATATAAGTTTGGAGTTGTTTTGCGATCTTTTCGTCTTTGACAAAAGTCTTAACGAATTGAGTCTTTGCACCAGAGATGGTGTCGATGGATGTGTTTACTGCTTGTAACATATAGTTCTCCTATTAAGCGAGATTAAATAAAAACTCTACCCCAAATGGGCATAGAGGGTTTGCTGGTTACGATTCCAGCGACATCGTGCGTCATGTCCGCTTTATACGATTCGCAACTTAGTGGTCCTAAGGTGAATTCTATTACTATTTATACACAGTCACTCAAACTTTCAAGTAACTTCTGCATATTTATTTCTTTATCTTCTTTTGTAGGTTCTGAACTTATCTGTTCATTACATACATTGTTACTTCGAATCCGTATCTCATTTCTACTGCTGTTGGTGTTGTCCACATAATGTTTCTCCTTAATTAAGTTATTGTCCATATAGGACATTTATACTTATAACGGAGAACATAAAAACCAGCTAAGTAAAATCATTAGTTATGTCTAATGGTATTTATGCTTTTTCAGCAGGTGCTTCAGCTTGTGTAGTTGCTGCAGGTACTTGAGTGTCCATTGCGGCAACTTGTGGTTCACCTTGCTGTTTAATTTTGTTAATAACCGCAACAACTTCTTCAAATGGATGCTTACCCAATACACGAAGAATCATATTACAATCATCGATAGTCAATTCAAGTTTGATCATTTTGTTTTCTTTCCTATGTTATATTTTGGAACTAATTCCCACTGGTCTTTTTCTTTATAAGAGACCACCTTAATTTGAGAGAGCGATGCCTTTTGTTCTACCAATGCATTGTTTAGAATCTTTAAAAGATCCCAGTCTTGCAATAAACTGGCAATAGCATTTCTTCTCTCGATATCTCCACTCGTGATGTTTGATTCTTTTCCATCAAGAGCGAATAATTCTTTAAAGTGCACGATGAAATACCTACCCTGCTTATGCAAGATATGGCACGATTGATACAGTTTGTTTTCTTTTCTGGATGCGATGCCGATGCGAGTAAGTGTCTCACGAACCTTTAAGAAATTGTCTGGTTCTGGCAGTATCACTTCAAGCATGGACTCGGGAGTCCAGTCGTAGTAAATCATCTCAACAGTCATTATTTTCCACCTTTGTATAATTTTTCTTTTATCATAGCCAACTGTTCATCGGAGAGAATGCTCAATGCTTCTAATGCCTTCTCTGATGAGTAACCAAAGTACTCTTTAACGAGTGTCAAAGACTCAGAGTCGGCATCTTTTTTATGCCACTTACTGAATCTCTTTTTCTTTGGTATAGTATTTAGGAAAAAGGAAAATTGCCAGTCTTTTGGGATGCCAGAGTTACGATTCATCTCGTTGGCATAAAGGACTGTATCGGGAAAATAAGACAACCCCCTATTCACAAGAAAGGGGAGATAGTCTTTCTCTGCTTGTGGATCTTCGAACAGATTCTTTTTGGTTAGGTTAATTGCATTAATAAAATCAAAGGGAGTCATAATATAAAGCCACATTTTCTTAAGGTTTCTGGAGAACAACCAAATCGTTTTCCTGGAAACAATTCTTTTAGTTTATTCTCCAGTTCTTCACGACTGTTTGCTTGAACAATAAAACGACTATCTTGTTCGTGATATGCAAAGAGCACACCATTATCTTTTTCAATATTAATACGAATAATATCTTCTGGGGTATCTTCTTCTATCTCTTGTAATTTAGATAAAAGAAAGTCTGCTCTTCGTTTAGCAACTGCTTCACGAGCAGTCCAACCCCAGTGGATACCCACTACTAGTACAGCAAAGAGTATAAGAAATTCCATGGCATCCTCATTTGAATTTGCACTGAGCCATAATCTCAGTCAGTGCTGCCATAATATTTAGTTCATGGTCAGCCACAAATGCTGCTTTGTATTGATAGTCTGCTAGGATAAGAACCATTGGTGGAATACTATTCACATCCATATTTACTGATGCGTTGTCATACAATTCACGAAACAATGCAGTTGTATCTGCATCAGAGTTTTTGGCTACCCACTTACGCACTTCAGTAAAGTCTTTGTCCTTCATAAGTTTAATTAAACCTTTGAAAGATTCTTCAGACATATTGACAAGAATGCCTGAGTCGATTTTACCTGACACAGAGTATCGTTGCATCTCATTAAGGATACGACGATAATCAGGAAAGTGTTTGGTGATTAGTTCTGCTACAACTTTAGGATCGAACTCAATACCCTCTTGTTTGAGAATAGCAGTTGCTCGTTTAAAGAATGCTGCAGCAATCTCTTGCTTCTCTTTAGTGTCGATCTTAAATTCAATAACAGCACAACGAGAATGAATCGGTTCAATGATACGATTCTTGTAGTTAGCAGTGAAGATAAATCTGCAATTGGCAGAGAATTCTTCCATGTAATTACGGAGTGCTGGTTGAGTGGAGTTTGCCTGTAGATAATCTGCTTCGTCTAAGATAATAACTTTCTTAGCATCAGTCAGCGATACAGATGTAGCAAAACCCTTAATGGTAGTACGGAGTGTGTCAATATGACCACCAGTATCTGAACCATTAAGAATTACATACTCTGCACCAATTTCGTTACACAATGCTTTGGCGATGGTAGTTTTACCTACACCTGCCGTGCCACACAATAGAAAGTGAGGCAACTCACCTTGTGCAACATAATCCTTGAATGTCTTCTTTAAAGACTCAGGAAGAATACAATCATCAATCTTTTGTGGACGATATTTCTCGACCCACAAGAACTGCTCATCACGACTTTCAATCATATAAATCTCCACATAATATAGAATAGAGAGGGATTATACCCTCTCTGAAATTAAAACTCAAATGTAGAATCTGCTTCCACTGCTACATAATAAACCAAGTCACTGCTCGGAGATTTAAAACGAGAAATCTTTTTACTTGAAATTGATACTTCATAATCTCCTGGAAGCATCTTTAGATTTTCTACTTTAAGATTCACTTTGAATTTCTTATCAGTAGTTCCAACAGGTTCACTGTAAGAGTTTCCTGTTGCATTCTTTTTATCTCCAACCACTGCCGTGATTGTTGAACCATCACCAACGATTGCCACATCTGCTGCACGGAGAACAGATGCGGTTTTGTTAATCATGCTTAACATATTCGCAGACATACTAAAGTTAATTTCTGCCTCAGGGAATGTAATTGCTTTTTGTGGAGCAGTTAGCACAGTTGGATCTGCAGCAAAGAACTTGATGTTCATGTTGCCTTGTTTGATTGAAACAAACTTCTCTGCAAACTCAAGTTCAGGATCGTCAAACAAAGACATCGCACCCAAGAACTCATTGAGATCGTAGATACCAAAGTCAGGGAATGTCTCCGTGATAGTTGCATCAGCCATCACATTCTTCTGTGCACTGATTGTTGCTAGTTTATTACCACTCTTAAGAAGCAGGTTCGAATTGATCCCTGCGAAATTCTTAATTAGCGATACAGTTTCTTTACTAAGTTTCATTTACTTTTCTCCATTCAAATGATTACATTACTATGTATAAAACATTATACCTCAGAACGAGGTTTTTGACAAATTTATTTTGAATACTTAACATCGTGTTCATACAAGAACATCAAGCAACACATTGCGTGTGCCAAGTGATTCTTACCAGTTTCGGGATCGTCTTGTTCTCCCTCTTTCCATGCCCATAGATGCCTTTGCATTGCGTCAAAGTATCTTCGTTTAGAGTCTGGAACATGTTTCCAATTATCTGGTTCGTATTTCTCCGCACCAAATGTTAGAATTTCTACAGTTGCTTTTAATGCAAGTGGTGGTAGTAAACCATATTGTAATTTACCACCATCAAATTTACGACCACCAGTGGTAGCGTTTTGTGACTTTTTAATATCTTCTTTGGTTGCCATAATCTCTCCAAATGAAACAACAAATGGACACTCCGAAGAATGTCCATTGATTACTCACTTAATTAGGCTGTACGAGTAAATACAGAAGAACCAGCAACACGATTCGCCAATGCAACCATTGCACGAGTTGGACGACCGATACGATACTTAACTACTTCAGTACCATTTACAACTGCTGGGTTAGAATAAACACAGTAGCCTTGCTCACGCAAATTGCGGATAGTGCTAGCAGGATGTGCAATACCAAATGAAGATTTGATTTGCTTTGCTGTGAAAGTTTTACCTTTTTGTAGGTGTGTTAAAAGAAGTTCTTGCTTGGACATTATATAATATCTCCATAATAAACAGCCATCAAATGAAAAAAATCATCTGGGGCGATGGCAATACCCCAGACGATAGGAAACGACTCTTAATTAAACTTCAATACCATTCTGTTTAAGAATTTCATTAAAGTCTTCTACATCGTCATCCACAGGGATGGAGTCATCGATGATCTTTTGCAGACGAGAAGATTCCAATGCATCAGTCTTCTGTGCTTCAACTTGCTTAGGTGCTTTCACTTTAACAGTTTTAGCCTTTGCAAGTTTAGCAACTTTGGCTTTCGCCTTAGTGACTTTTGGAGTCTGCTTGTCAGCGAGTTCTTTGCTGTATGCAGTCATGTCTGCATCAGTAGGCAACGGAAGTTGATATACACCACGCTCGACTTTGTTCTTGTTGAACAACCAGTTAGGGTAACCAATCTTCTCATTCTTCGCACCAGTACGCTGGTCACGGAGAGTGTAATAAATGGATGCACATTCTTTCAAAGTAATGCGACCATCTTTTTTGTATTGTTTGTTGGTCTCAAGAACAGACACAACGAATCGTTTTTGGGACAGGGTCAAGTTTGCAAATTTCAACATAATAAATTTCCTTTTTCAATGATAACAAGATGTAAGTATACTACAGTTTCTAATTAAAGACAAGTTTAAAATGGAACCTCGTCTTTGGGGGTTGCAACTGGTTGCTCCACGACAACCTCTGGCTCTGGTTGCGGATTTGCAACCTTATCATACAAGTCGATGAATGCAGTCTTTGTTGCAGCATCGAAACGATTGCAACACAACTCCACTGCTTTCTGTTCGGTCTTAAAGATTGCATAAGCACGAACAATGTGAATCATACGACGAGTAGTAATAGTTTCATCCACACCACCATCCTCGAAAGTGCGACGAATTGCATCTGCCCACTTCACGAGTGTCTCTGCAAACTGTTCATTTAAGCATGAATAAGTTTCCATGAGATTCTTAATAATCTTAACTTCGATTTTCGCATTTGGATATTCCTGTTCGAATGTCACAGCGAATCGCTCCAAGAATGCTTCGTTCAAAATGTTCGTACCAATGTAACGACCATCGTCTGAACCCTTACCGCACAAATTTGTTCGACCATTGTTGACTTGCCATTCCCAGTTGGACCAGAAATGTATGCAGGGTAAAAGATACCTGACTTGATAATGTTTTCCAAGTCATTGTAATTACCGAATGGCACAAAGTTCGGATCTTTCTTTGGGATGAGTGCTTCAGTGTTAGTGTAGTCCACAATAAATGATTCTTGTTTTACTTCAATCTTAGGTTTCAGTGCAGTGTTTCCAACAACTGCATGAGCACCACCATCAATTGCATATAGACCACGACCAACTTTATCTTTCATAAGCCAAAGAGGATATTTCTCAGTCTTCAATGCTTGCATCACAGCCAGCAATTCTGGGCGGGATACAGTGCCACGAGTTTGCACATCTGGGTGCATTTCGTGCATCTTTGCTTCAAACTGTTCACGGAACAGGGTATCGGTTTTTGCCATCACATTTTCTCCATAATCAAGTGTTACATCCATAATTATTACCTAAATCGCAATTAAAGACAAGCATTATTTGCAATAACCCTACACTTTACAGGGGATTAGGTTTCCCCTGTAAAAACAACAACTTACGCTACCAGAGCCACGAATCGATTGAGTAGGACTCGGCTAGTCTTCTTGACATTCAAGAATTTACCAAAGTTTCTTGCAATCGACTTCGCATTTGCATCGGCATCTACATTCAACTCACCCTCTTCAATTCTGGTAGAGGATTGTGGGATGATAAACAAGTCATCACGACCAGTGTTTTTGATAGATGCAAACCCTTGTGCACGGAAATCTTTTCTCCATGTTTCAATGACTGAGAATTGATCGCCACGGAAAGATGGTAGATTAGCATTCAGAACACCAGACAAATCACGACGAGTGTTACGACAGATATGGAATCCAACTACTGCAATACCATAACGATCTTTCATCATACGCAAAATCATTTCTGCTTGGAAGTTTGAGTAACGACTCATCTCATATGTTTTCTGAGTCACTTCATCTCGCATAAGATGTTTAGTTTTGATCCACTCAATGATGCACCCTCGCCATCAGTAAGAGTAATGAATGTCATCTTCTCAATAGAATTGTTCTTCATGTAATCACCGATGTTTTGATAACACCAGACCAATGCTTCGTTCAATGGTGTTCCACCAGTGCTGTATCCTTCATTCCATTGGAAACGATAATCCAATACACGACGAGCCATATTGTTAAACTCGCTGGTGGTCATTTTGTTGCTAAACAATTCAAGAAGATGGAAACCCTCGATCTTAATGAGATCACCTTGTTCTACTTTTGCGTTATAAATTTCTTTTAGTTTTTCACAGTGTGCAGCCCAATCCTCTGCAGCAACTTTGTTGGCTTTATCTTTGTATCCATCAGTGAATGCAAAGACACGATATGGAATCTGAACACGATTACAGAACATCGCCAAGTTGATAACTTGTTTCAATGTGTCTTGTAAAACTTCAGTCATCGAACCAGACCAATCAACAAGCAGAATCATACCATGATTCTTACCTTTAGGAATCGTTGTGACACGCTTGAACAAATCATCTTGCAATCTGTATGCATAAAGTTTCTTCATGTCAAGAGAGCCAATCTTTGATACCTGTGCACGCTTATACAATTGTGCAGACTTCTTCATCTCAAATTCTTTGACAAGATAATTTACAGTACGAACTGATTCTGTCTTGAAGTTATCAAAATCTTTTGATTGTGCTTCAAAGATTCGTTGCATATCTTCTTTATTGACATAACGATATCTACCATCTGTTTCCTCTAGAGACCAGAGTTCAGGTGATTTAGTTTCATTTAGAATCTGTTTATATCCAACAATAATATCTTTAGGTGCAGTCTCAAACTTCCAATACTTGTACTCTGTATTTTCGTCTGCGAGATCCTCAAGTTTACTTTGAAAGGCACGATCTGTTTGAGATTCCAAATCAGGTTCATCGTCTTCCTGTTTGCGTTCATCGTTTTGATTCTTCGGTGAAGATGTTGGTTTCAAATCAGGTTCATCTTCTTCCTGTTCATCCCAATCACCATCCATATCCAAATCATCAAGGTCAGCATAAATTGGATCTTCCTCGTCTTCATCTTCGAAGTCTTGAGGGTTTTCTTCTTTCATTCGTTGCTTACGCTCTTCAGCCTGTTGTTTGGCATATGCATAAACATCTTGTGCCAGTTCAATAACTTCTTCAACTGTTTCTGTTCGCTCTGCACGATTCACGAATGTTTTCTCATCAGGTGTAAATGTAACACCACAAGAGAATCCTGCTTTGAAGTACAGATTGATTTTGTCGATGAGCAATAGGGTATCAAAAGACTGTACTTGTTTGGTTCCAAAGAAGTCACGATCGTTGAGTTGTCGGTATCCCTCATTCATGCGTTTACGCAATCCTGGATACTTGCGTTTGATTAGTTTCTCGATACGAACATCCTCGAGAACATTCATGTAACCCATAATCTTAGGGTTTTCCCTAATTGGATCTGTGTATTGGTCTAGCGTATACAATGCGTGACCAACTTCGTGCCCAATGAGCATGTCTTCAATTTCGGGAGTCATGTCTTTCCACATCGGAAGAGTCAACACTCGTGACTTGATGTCGAAAGATGCAGTGCGAGTTCTTGCACGAATCACTGAGAGATTTTCAGTGGCAAGAAGTCTTGCGGATAGATCTGATGCTTTCATTTCCATAATATTTATTCTCCAAATGCCATTTCAAGTTCGTGCTCAGTTAGCAGTGCTTCAATTTTTGCACGATTAGCCAATTTTACAGGCAAAATTTCTACAATCTCAAGTGCATCTTCGTATCCATAGTCAGCACACAAACATGCCAACTCAAAGTCATCAAAACCACTCCATTGATTTTTCATAATTTTCTCCATAACGATAGATTGAATTATGGACTAAAATTGAATTAAAGACAACAATTATTTTTACCCCGAATCTACAGGGGTTGGAGGGAGAGTGACTACTTACTAAGTTGCAATAATTGAAAAATCGTTGCGTTTTTCGAACTTAATTACAGATCTAAACTTGTCAAACAGCTGATCACCTTTGTGAGAGATTACAAATATGTTGGTGTTTTCACCGAATGAACCCATCAATGATAGGAAGTAATCTGTTCCTGCCGTGTCTAAAGACGAATCAAAGATCTCATCGAGCAGTAGTAGGTTTGTATTGACAGAGTTTTTCATCTTGGCAATCTGTCGCCATGTGAACAGAATTGATAAGTCAATACGCATCTTCTCGCCTTCAGAGAAAGAAGCATATGTAAAGTCATCACGATGTCTTGACTTAACAATCTCATTGAACGCTTCATCTAACTCGAAATGAATATACGCATCCATGGCATTCAGATACTTGTTGATAAGTTTATTCATCACAGGTAGATACTCACGAATGATTGCTGTTTTAATGCCAGTGTCTTTTAAAAGAATCGAAGCAACCTCTTCTAGATTTCTTTGTTCTTGCAGAGATGTTTTAGTACTAATCTTAGTGATGGCTTCAGTGGCAAGTTCTTTTAACTTACGCTTCTCTTCATCGATATTTGTCGTATCAGTTTTTGTGCTTTCAACTTCAGCCTGCATTTCTTTAATTTGTTTATTGAGCAAGGTGATTGTTGAGTTTCTTGTAGATAGTTCAATATTCTTATCGGTAATCTGCGATTGTACTTCATTGATTCGAGATAACTTTTCATTAAGATTGGAGAGGACAGTTTCAAGTTCACCAATCTTTGTGTTGTTGTCCAACATTTTTGCATTAAGGTCTTTGATAATCGTCTCTTTGTATTCTTCTGCGATATCTTGGTTACAGCTTGGACATACATGGTGCTCACTAAAGAACTCTGTGTTATGCTCGCAAGTTTCGATTTTCTGAAGCAACTTTGATTTGATTGATTTGGCTTTCTCAATTCCTTCAGTAACATCTTCCTTGTCATTGATGCTTGTTTTAAGAGTATCGATCTGCGAAATGATAAGTTGGATCTCGCCCTCGACAGATAGAATTTCAGCAGAGTTTGCAGAAATCTTGGATAAGATATTGTTGATATTTTCAGCTTTTGCTTCAGTGATGGTTTTGATAATCGCTTGCTGTGAATCGACTTTATCTTTTGCACTGGCAATTTCATTTTCAATTTTGAATATGGCATCTTTAGTTTCCTGTGCCTTTTCTTTCAAGAGTTGATTCATTGTAGAGAAAATACGAATGTCAAGAATGTCTTCGATAACTTCTCTTCTTTGGGTTGTTGGTAACTGCATGAATGGAACAAACGATGCAGAACCAAGAATAACAACCTGTGTAAATGTTTTGTAGTTTAACTTTAGGATCTGTTGTTCAAGAACTTTTTGATAATCTCTAGATGCTGCATCTTGATTAAGTAAATCACCATCACACCAGATCTCAAATATATTTGGCTTTATTCCACGGATAATTTTATAATCTTTTGTACCGATAGAAAGTTCTATTTCAACAAGACAGTTCTTTCCGTTGATTGAGTTGACTAACTGTCCTTTGTTAATATTACGAAATGGTTTACCGAAAAGCGAAAAGCACAATGCATCTAAGATTGTGCTCTTACCTTCACCATTCTTACCAATGATAAGAGTTGTTGGAGATTTGTTTAGTAATACTTTATTCGGAGAGTTACCAGTTGATAGGAAATTCTGCCAAGCGATTGAGCGGAAGGT